TGAACATTTGCAATAATAAGTATTTCAAAATAAATTTGTTTTCACATTAAAAATTACATATATTTGTAATTGAATTAAAAGTATAATACAATGACCAGAACACAAAATAAATATTTAAAATTAACCCCGACGTTGTTTTTTCAAAATCCCTTGGTCAGGATACGTACTGAAATAGCGAAGGGGTTTTTTAATTGGAGGTTTTTATGAATAGAAATTTTAAAGGAATATGGATACCACAACCAATATGGGTGGATTCTGCTTTATCCATTATGGAAAAAATATTTTTAGTGGAAATAAATAGTTTGGATAATGGAATAAATAAATGTTTTGCAAGTAATAAATATTTTTCTGAATTTTTTGAAATATCAAAATCAAGATGTTCACAAATTATCACTTCTTTAGCAGAAAAAAAATATATAAAAATCACTATTAAAAAGCAAGGAAAACAAATTACACATAGAACAATCAAGGTAGTTAATGAATTTAATAGGGTAGTTAATAAATTAAACCCCCCTATTAAATATCCTAAACACCCCTATTTAATTAATTATGCGTATAATAATATGGATTTTAATAATAAAAACATTAATAATATAAAAAGCTTTTTTGATGAGATTATAAAATTAAATGATTTTAAAAATTATATGAATGATAATAATCTTGAATTAAAAAGCATAAAAAAGATTACCCCAAAACAATCCATAATTATTAAAAAAGTTATAGAACATCTTAATCTTAAAATGAATAAAAATTATAGGATAAATTCTGTATCAAATAAAAATAAAATAATAGCATAAATATCAAGATTTCATAAAAGTTATAAATACGAAAGTTGAAGAATGGAAGGGAACAGAATGGGAAAAGTTTTTAAGACCTGAAACATTATTCGGAAATAAAATGGAAGGATACACAAATCAAACTTTCAAAAAGAAACCTGTAAAAAAGTATAAAGATTTGAAAAATGATACTGATGAGGAAAGAAAAGAAAGATGGAATGAAGACATGAGGATAAAAGGTAAAGTCAAGTATAAAGAAAATTATGATAAATCAAATCCTCAGAAATGGGTGTTATTATCTTGTAAAGCTTTTGATATGATAACGGATAAAAGAGTACCCGAAGCTGACGGAAAAAAAATAAATGGAATTTGGCAAATGCCAGATAAAAATGATGATGGGAAATGGGTATTTACATAAAACGTATTTTAAAACGATTTAAAGGCTTCAAATGTTGAAGTATATAAGTGTATATAAAAGCAAATAAAGTTTATTAGAAATTATTAGAAGTATGTTAGAATTGATTTTTAAAGAGTAGTTAAGGGAAATAAAATAAAAATGTACAATAAAATAAAATATTATGAAAGATAAAGACAATTATTATTATCTAAAAGGATTCATAAATGGTTATAGTATTCAAGAATTTGCAACTGAAAATGATTTTCCTGACGGATTCAAAAACATAAATGAGGTATGGGATAGGATGACTGAATTAAAACCCAAAAGGCAATAAACCATTTTCAGGGAAATTTTATTTCGAAAAAAATTAAATGAAAGTAATTAAAATTGTATAATAAAATAAAAAAAATTATGAATCAATTTACAAAAAGTGATTTAAAAACAGGAATGAGAGTGAGGTTCGGTAATGGTGAAATGGCTATTGTGATGACTGGTAATTTTAAAATTTTGCAAAATTCTATAACTAATATTATTTTTTGTTTTTCTGAAGGGCTTTTAGAATCTGACGATGTTACTAATGAATTGGAATCAAATGAAAATGATGATGATTGGGTAATTACAGAAGTATATGCTTCTGCAATAAGAGATTTTCCTAATAAAATGCTAAATCCAGACGTGCATGGAGAATTATTATGGGAAAGAGATAAAGAGTTTATTGAGTCTAAAGATATTTTAAGAAAAGTAACATCTATTTTAGAAAGAATAGAAAAGGGTTTAGAAAAATTATAAAATGAAAATTTGTTCAGTTTGTGGAAGAAATTATAACCGTCAATTTTGTGAATTTTGCAAAAGAGAAAAGGAATGGAATGAATCAGGTTTAAATAAATTCCGTCAAACTCATTTCACAAAAAGAATGATTTATGATTTATCCCGATTAACAATTACTACAAAAAAAATACAAAGTGCATACCTTGTAGGTAAAAATGCATCTGGCAAAACTTTACAGGCTTGCTCAATGTTGGAAGTTTGGAAGAAAAATAAATACATTGAGAATCAAAAAGTTAATGTTCAAATAATACATGTAGCGGAATTATTATATCAAATTAAACAAACTTTTGACCCTAAGAATGAAGATACAGAAAAAGGAATTATTGAAAAATTTAGTAATTTGGATTTTTTGATTTTGGATGAGCTTGGAATTGAAAAAACAACGGATTGGAGTTTGCAGGTTTTATATTTAATTTTAAGTTTAGAGGATTTGGAAAATGAATTAGGTGATGCACGGATTACAAGTCGGATTTCTGCAATGTGCAAAACGATTGAAATGTAAATAATTATGAATAAAAAATTAAAAAGGAATCAAAAAATAAATCTAATTGACAAACAAAAAAGAACAATTCTGACGGAGGTTATTTTAAAGAATTTAGGATTCAGTAAAAATGAAATTTTTAAATTTCCACTGTTTGAAAATATGGGTTATTGGGTAAAGAATGGGGTTTGTCTTTTTTACAATATGCCAATACAAAAGGATTATCAAGAATCTTTTTATGTGGGGTATGGGGAACAAAGGCAAGGTACATATATTGCAGTTGCTTTCAGATGGATTGATAATTTAGAAGAATTAACACAAATTTATGAGAGTATAGTTGTAAAGAAAATAACTGAACCCATATAAATTTAAAAAAAATTAAGCAAATTTAAAAAGTTTGTATGATTTTTGTATATATAATAATATGGAAACAATTACAATTACACACAGAAGTAAAAATGGAAAAGATATTTATAATAAACGTTTTGATGATTATGAAAAAGGATTTTTTGGGAAAAGAATTTCTAAAAAAGAGTTTTTAATTGCTTCAAAAAAGAAAAAAAAGTATTATGAAGGACATACACGAAGTTTACATATTTTGAAAAGATTTGTGTATGAAAACTGAAAACTAAAAAATAAAAATTTTTAATTAAAAAAACTTATTATGGGAAAAACAGAAAATGAAATTAACGAACAACTGGACATGGCTTTTGAGAAAAGAGATAATGGCAATGGGTTTTATGGGATGACTTATGAAGAAGGTGTTATTGCAGCACTTGATTGGGTAAGGGGTAATATTGATGAGAAACCAATGGATGAATAAAATAATAACAGAAGAGCCCATTAACGAGCAAATAGAAAAAGAATGGATTAAATTTTTATCTGTATGGGATAATGATTTGTCGCAGAGAGATATAGATTCATATAATTTTTTATTTCAAAAAAAAGTTAATAGATGGTATAAAAAATTACTTAAATTTAAAAAGTTTGTACGATTTTTGTATATAGTATAATATTGTTAATTAAAAAAATTTATTATGAAAGCAGAGGAATATATTAGGGTACAAAAAAAATTAGGAACTTTAAGAGTTGTAAATTATAGAGGCACTATTATAGTTAATAAAAGGACTTTAATTAAAATGCTTAATGAATTTGCAAAAGAAAGTAAATAATAAATGGAAAGGCAAATAATAATAGGGCTAATTACCTCAACAAATTACATTAAGAAAGTAAGAAGTTTTTTAAAACTATCTTATTTTGAAACAAAACCATCCCGAATGCTTGCAAGTTGGTGTTTGGAGTATTTTGAAGAATTTAAGAAAGCGCCTGTTTCTAATATTGAAAATATAATAATAGAAAAAGTAAAATCAAAACAAATAGATGAGGATTTTGCGGAGGAAATAGCAAAGGAAATCCTACCTGATTTAAATGAAGAATATTCAGAACAAAATTTTAATATAGAATACACAATTAAGCAAACTAAGATATTTTGCTCAGAAAAAGGATTAGAAAAAATACAAGAAGAAGTTGATATTTTAAAAGAAAATGGTAAAATTGAAGAAGCGGAAGAAAAATTAAAAAGTTATAAACCTATAAATGTTGAACTTGATGAGGCAGTTGATTTAGGAAAAGAAGAAATTTTGTATGAAATTGATATTGCTTTTGACAATACATATCAATCAGTTTTGAAATATCCTGGAGCTTTAGGCAAGTTTTGGAATCATCAACTTATTAGAGGTGGTTTTATCGGAATTATGGCTCCTGAAAAAAGAGGTAAAACATTTATGTTATTGGATATGGGAATAAGAGGTGCAAAACAAGGAAGTAAAGTTGCATTTTTTCAAGCAGGAGATATGACTAAAAGTCAGCAATTAAAAAGAATTTGTATTTATTTAGCAAAAAAATCAGACAAAGAAAAATATACAGGAAAAATGTTTATTCCTGTCAAAGATTGTATTAAAAATCAATTGGATACATGTGATAAAGCAGTCAGGGAAAGTGATTATGGAATCTTTATGGATTCAGGTTATACTCAAAAAACATTGAGAAATGAAGTTACTTTTGAGGATTTGAAGGAAGCTTATCAAGATAATAAAAAATATAAAACATGTCATAATTGTAAAGAATTTCAAAATGGATTAGGAACGGCTTGGTTAAAAGAAATAAATGTAAAAGGTGTATTAACTGCGGTAGAATCAAAAAGGAAAATTCAAGAATTATTGATTGATAAGAAGAAGCATTTTAAATTGGACACATACGCAAATGGAACATTATCAGTTGATATGATTGAAAGTGCTTTGGATAGATGGCAGGAACAAGAAAACTTCAATCCCGATATAATTATCATAGATTATGCTGATTTGTTGGTAATGCAAGGAAGTAAAGATGAGCGAACTAAACAGAATGAAATTTGGAAAAGGTTACGGGGATTAAGTCAAAAAAAGCATTGCTTAGTAGTAACAGCTACTCAAACTGATGCAAAAAGTTATGAAACTAATTTGTTAAGTTTAAAGAATTTTAGTGAGGATAAGCGAAAGTATGGACACGTAACGGCATTTTATGGATTGAATCAGGATAAAGAAGGAAATGAAAAACGGATTGGAATAATGAGAATTAACGAACTTGTTTTAAGGGAAGGAGATTTTGATTCTTCAAGACCTGTAAGGGTTTTGCAAAAATTAAGTATTGGAAGACCTTTTTTAACAAGTTATTTTTAAATGAAATTGAATTAAAAGTTATAATAGAATATGAGTTATCAGAAATTTTTACAAGATAAATTACAATTAAACGGTGATTTTGGGTTCACCCCTACATTCTTACCCGATGCAATGTTTGATTTTCAAAAATATTTAGTTGAATGGGCTTTAAAAAAAGGAAGAAGTGGTATTTTTTCAGATACAGGAACGGGCAAAACTCTTATGGAATTAGTTTGGGCTCAGAATGTTGTGGAAAAGACAAATAAAAATGTTATAATCTTTGCCCCTCTGGCAGTAAGTCAGCAAACAGTTGATGAGGGATTGAAGTTTGGAATTGAAGTTAATAAATCAAGGGATGGAAAATCAAAAGGTAAAATTACAATTACAAATTATCAGCAAATTGAAAAGTTTGATAAAAATGATTTTGTTGCAGGGGTTTTGGATGAGAGTTCAGCAATAAAAAACAGTACAAGTAAAACTAAAAAAACAGTGGTGCGATTTTTAAATAAAATGAAATATAGGAGTTTATGGACAGCCACGCCAAGTCCAAATGATTTTGTTGAATTAGGTACAAGTTCCGAAGCTTTAGGAGAAATGAATTATACTGATATGCTTGACAGATTTTTTCGTGATACAAGTAATGATAAAAATCCGCAGTGGAGCAAAAGTAAATATGAATTAAAACACCATGCTGAATTAGATTTCTGGCGTTGGGTATCAAGTTGGGCAAGGGCAATGAGAATGCCATCTGATTATGGTTTTGATAATTCTGGGTTTATATTGCCTGAATTGATAGAAAATGATTATGTTTTAAAAGTTACAAAACCATTAAAGGGAAGGTTATTTGCAACCCCCACAAAAACCTTAAAAGAACAAAGGATTGAAAGGAAAATGACAGTGAAGGAAAGGAGTGAGAAAGTAAAAGAATTATGTTTACCTCATAAGCATTCCGTTATTTGGGGACATTTCAATTATGAAACAGATTATTTAAAAACAATAATTCCTGATTCAGTTGAAATAAGTGGAAGAGATTCATTGGAAAGTAAGGAAGATAAATTGTTAGATTTTAGTAGGGGTAATATAAAAACATTGATTACTAAAACTAAAATAGGTGCATGGGGATTAAATTGGCAACATTGCAATCATTCTGTATTTTATCCAAGTCATTCGTATGAGCAATATTATCAAGCAGTCCGAAGGTTTTACAGATATGGGCAAAAAAAGAATGTAATTATAGACATGGTAACAACGGAAGGAGAAGTTGGAGTTTACAAGAATGTAAAAAGGAAAGCAAAACAGGCTGATGCAATGTTTGCTAATTTGATAAAACAAATGAATAACGAACTTGAAATTAAAATTAAAATCAATACTGACAATAAAATAAAATTACCAAAATGGATGTAAAAAAAGAAATAATTACAGAAAGGTATGCACTATATAATGGGGATAGTTGTGAAAAAATGCCTCAACTACCTTCAAAAAGTATAGGGTTTATGATTTATTCGCCACCTTTTAATGACTTATACACTTATTCAAGTTCTGTTAAGGATTTAGGGAATAATGTTGATTATGATGAGTTTTTGAAGCATTATGAATACATAGTGAAAGAGAGTGAACGGGTAATGATGGATGGAAGAATTGTGGCAGTGCACTGCATGGATTTACCGAATAATGGACAGCAAGGTTTAACTGACTTTCCTGGAGATATTATAAGAATTCATCAAAAACATGGATTTGTTTTTTGGGATAGAAAAAATATTTGGAAAGAACCTTTAAGAATTGCAATTAGAACAAGGGATAGAAAATTGATGCATGGGCAAATAACGGCTGATAGTGTTAAAACACGTGGTGCATTAGCTGATTATGTATTGTTTTTTAAGAAAAAAGGAGATAATTTAAAACCAGTATCCCATCCAAACGGATTAACACATTATTACGGTGATTTTGATTTATTTTCTGATGAGGATAAAAAGCTGTATAAAAGGTTACTTATTAAATTTGAAAATTATTCAGGGGATGACAAAAAAAACAGATTAAGTCAATGGATTTGGCGAAGGTATGCTTCCAGTGATTGGAGAGATATTAACGCAAAACGCATGATTGATTATAAAGAAGCACGAGACCCCGACGACCAACGTCATGTTTGTCCATTACATTTAGATATAATTCAAAGGTCAATTATTCTTTATACAAATGAAAATGATACTGTTTTAACTCCTTTTATGGGAATAGGAAGTGAAGTTTATGGTGCTATTGAGTTGAATCGTAGGGCAATAGGCATTGAATTAAAAGAATCCTATTTTAGACAGGCAAGAAAAAATATGAGATTTATCACGAAAAGTAAAAAAATGGAGTTAAAATTTAAATGAAAGTGGATTAAATTGTATAATAAGATAAATAAAATAAACAATTAAAAATTAAAATATCATGGAAAGAGAAAAAGTAATAAGTGCGGCAATAGAACTTAATGAACTTCTTTTTAAAGGAGCAGATGAGCAGATACCGATTGAGGGTAAAACAATCGTTATAGTATCTAAAATCAAAGAAGCTTCTGAACTTCTTGAGCCAGAGGACGAACTGACAGAAAACACATTAAAAACTTTACATTTATTGAAAGTGGATGTGAGTGGACAAAGTGTAAAGGAAGAAGTGAAAGAGCCTGAAATAAAGGAAGAGATGGAAGAAGAAATTCCAACAGCCGAAATATATGAAACAGGGGAAGAAGTGGAAGAAGTGGAAGAAAAGGAAATTAAAAAAGAAGTAAAAAAGGAAGTTTCTAAAAAAGTAAAAAAGAGCACATCTAAAAAAGAAGTAAAAAAAGCAGTTAAAAAATACACAAGAGTTCAAAGTGTATGTGATGTTTTTAAAAAGAATAAAAATATCAATGATATGGATAAATTAGCTCAATTAGCTGATTCTTTATATATTGAGAATAATAGCAAAGGGGCTTCTAATTTAAAAGAAAGTAAATGGTTTGTGAGATATGCTATTTCTATTTTAAAAGAATTTGAAACCCCTATTATTTAAAAAGTAATATATGAAGGATATTTTTGGAAATGTTGTTTTTGAAGCTAAGCGGAATATGGGGGATTTTTTTGGATTCCCCCCATTTTCTATTTTAAATACGGTGGATGTTAATTGGCAGAAAAGAAAAAGACAGTGGAATTCTTTGATTAATGATATTGGAAAGCAAAGAGAAAAAGTATTAGGGGGGTTAGAGTCTTTTAGAGGTTGTAATGGAAGGCATATCAATAATAAAACATTAAGTGTATCTATTTTAGATGCTGTTTTAGTAGAATTGATGTTGAAATGGTTTACGGAAGAAAATTTTAAAACTTTTGACCCTTTTGCAGGAGATACTGTTTTTGGATTTGTCAGTGGGTATTTAAAACGACCTTTTATAGGAATTGAATTAAGACAAGAGCAGGTGAATTTTAATCAAGAACAAGTAAATAAATTTGAATTAAATTCTAAATATATATGTGATTCAGGTGAAAATATGGATAGATATATAAAAGATGATAGCATGGATTTTATTTTTAGCTGCCCTCCGTATGCTGATTTAGAAAAATATTCCAATTTAGAAGACGATTTGAGTAATATGAGTCATGCTGATTTTTTTAAGTTGTACAGGAAAATATTAACAAATACATATAAAAAATTGAAAAATAACCGATTTGCTGTAATAGTGATAGGGGAAGTTCGTGATAAGAATGGAAGGTACATAAAATTAGTTCCTAAAACAATCAATTATATGGAAAGTGCAGGATATATTTATTATAATGAAATCATTTTGGTAAATAGTGTAGGAACTCTTTTTTTAAGGGTTGGGAGATATATGAACTCAGGTCGTAAAATAGGCAAAAGGCATCAAAACGTATTAGTATTTTATAAAGGGTGTATGAAAGAGATAAAAAATGTTTTTTCTGATTTAGTTCCTAAAAATAAATATTATGCTTAAAGGATGGAAAAATATTGATTCTTATGTGATTGAAATATTACAAAATAAATATATAAAAAAATCTGCTAAAGAATTTCAATTTCATCATTCAATAATACAATGTATCAATGATAAAATGTTATATAAAATTGTTAATAATGTTGTATTTGTTGCAAAAAAATCGGCTATAATGGGCAATTATTCAATGATATTATATAATAAACCTTTTGATTATATAGGGGATTATTCTGAATTTTTAGAAGCTGGGATAAGTATTAGGAATAATTATATTGAAGGCAAAAAAGACCATTTTGGGGTTGAATATGTGTATGATTGTGACAGTAATTTGCGTATGGAAGGTTCTCAATATAGACGGCATCGTAATGCAATAAAACGGTATTCTCCTACTTATGAAATGGGAAATAATGAACAAGTATCAAAAATTGTATATAAATGGAGTGAAAATAATAAATCAGTCCATCAAATTAAATTATATAAAACGATTTGTCATAATTTGAATTTGGTTGATGTTACAAGGATATATGTGAATAAGTGCATGATAGGGTTTAGCGTTGTTGAACATTTGAATGATGGATATGGGATTATTGTTCAAAGGTTAATAAATCCTGAGATTAAGGGGATAACAGAACCAAACATTCTAATACATTATATTGATTGTCAAATACATCGGGGGATGTTGTTAAATATGGGGGGATGTGGGGGATTAAAAAATTTAGAATTTGCAAAACGTAAATTAAACCCTAAAAATACCTTGCAAATAAATAGGATTCAAACAAAAAATAAATTAACACAAAAACAATATATAAAAATAAATAAGCCTTTGGAAGGTTTTTTTGGACGTATGTAAAAAGAAATATATGAGAGCAAAAATTTGGAATACTAAAAAATGGATAAAAGAAACTAATCCAGAAACATTAAAATTTTTATTTAAAAAACTTTTAATGGATAGTGGGTTTGTCATTCTTGGATTTAGTGAATGTTATTTTAAACCTTATGGGTATTCATGTGTTTGGTTGATAAGTGAAAGCCATTTAGCGATTCACACATTTCCAGAACATAATAAAAGTTATATTGAATTAAGTTCATGCAATAAAGAGAAACAAAAATGTTTTGAAAAAAAATTAAAGAATAAAAACAAATGAAAACAAAAGAATTAAAAAAAGCATTAGAAATGGTTAAGCCTGGATTGGCTAATCAGGACATGATTGAGCAAACTACATCTTTTGCCTTTACAAACGACAAAGTCATTACCTATAATGATGAAATTTCAATATCGTATCCACTAAAATCTGAAATAGAAGGGGTGGTTGAAGCATCTCAATTATCAGCATTTTTGGGCAAAATCAAGAATGAAGAAATTGAGATTGAAACAAGTGAAAAGGAATTGATTATAAAAGTAGGAAAGGCAAAGGCAGGATTTGTACTGACAAAAGAAATAAAATTACCATTTGCTGAAATTGGAAAAGTACAAAAATGGAAAGAAATTCCAAAAGATTTTGTACAGATATTAAAGAAAGTGGTTGGAACTTGCTCAGCTGATATGTTACAGCCTTCAATTAATTGCGTTCATATCAATCAAAGTGGGTTCATAGAAGCTACAAACAATTTCACGATATTGAGGTACAAAGTTCTTGATATTAAATTTGCAACTATTTTAATCCCTGCAAGTTCGGTTCAAGCAGTTATAAGATTTAATCCTGAAAAAATATCAGTGGGAGAAGGATGGGTTCATTTTATAAATAGCGATAAAGCGGTTTTGAGTTGCAGAATAATGGAAGAGGTATTTCCAGATACCTCTAAATTCTTAGAAATTGAAGGGACAGAATTAAAATTACCTTCTCAATTAAAAGAAAGTATTGATAAAGCTGAGATTTTTGCTAAAAGTGATTTATCTGAAAGTGAATTGGTTAAAATCACATTGAAGGAAAATTCATTGTTATTGGAAGCGAGTGGGGAATTATCATGGTATAAAGATAAAATAAGAGTTCGTTATAATGCACAACCATTCACTTTTGAAACTAATGCACCGACTTTGAAACGGATTCTGGAAGAAGAAAGCAAATGTATTTTGAATGAAAATCTTTTGAAATTTGAAAAAGATAATTGGGCATATGTTACTTCTTTAATTGCTGAAAATTAAAAAATGACATTATTTACTTTGCAACCAGTTACGAAAAAGAAGGGAAATTGCATACAATGTGGATTATATAAATATTCCGATAATCCAAAAATGGAAGCAATTGGAAATTTCAATAAAAAAATAGGAAAATTATTACAATTGTTTTTTGATAAGTATGATATTGATATTTTTGAAGATTGTAAAACTATAAATGCGATAAATTGTGTTTCTGTTAATGATAAAGGAAAATTAAGGAATCCGAAAAGTAATGAAATTGCAATTTGTCATAATCATATTTTTCAAATTATAAAAAAAGAAAAGCCTGAGATTATAATTTTATTAGGAGATTATGCTTTAGAATCAGTTATTGGAAGTACATTTAAAACTTTCGGTTCAATGGAAAAATGGAGAGGTATGACAATTCCAGACCAAGAATTGAAGGCTTGGATTTGCCCTATTTTCCATCCTTATGGAAACAAGATTTAAAAAGAATTTTTAACCTTCCTAAATTTCCTGTTTATGAGGATTTGCAAAAACAGGTACAGATAATTGAGAGTAAATCTGAAATTTCAAAATCTTTAAGCAAAATAAATAAATGGGATGAGTTCGCTTTTGATATTGAAACCACAGGATTAAAACCTCATGACAAAAAGAAACATAAAATACTTGCAATCAGTTTTAGTAATGGAAAAGAAACAATATCAATGCACAAACAAAGCAGGAAAATATGCACAAAATCTAAAATTTGAAAATACTTGGATGAAAGTAATTCAGGATATTGAGGTTGAGAATTGGCAGTGGGATACGATGTTAGCAAGTCATGTTTTGGATAACCGTCCAGGAATAACAGGATTAAAAATACAAACATATCTAAATTTTGGAGTAAAAGGCTATGAAGAAGATGTTTCTGAATATTTAAAAGCAGATTCAAAAAATAGTAATTCCGTGAATGGTTTAGAAAATGCAATGAAAAGCAATAATATAAGGCAAAAATTTATCAGATGCTGAATTAAATGGATTAAGAATTGATGTCAAATACTTGCAAAATAAGAAAAAGCATATTGATAGAACTGTAAAGAGGTTACAAAATAAATTGGAAGAATCTGAGTTTATACAGGAATGGAAAAAATTGTATAAAAGTAAATTCAATATGAACTCAGGAACTCAACTTGGTTATATGCTGTATGAAGTCAAGAAGATAAAACCACCAAGTTTGACAAAAACAGGAAAAGGAAGTACAAATGAAAACAGTTTATCAAAAATAAATTTTCCTGAACTTCAAAATATGTTACAGATTAAGAAATTACAGAAAATCAGGGATACATATTTAGATGGATTTCACAGGGAACAAGTTGATGGATTTTTGCACCCTGTTTTTAATTTACATACAGTGCGAACTTTTAGAAGTTCTTCAAGTAATCCTAATTTTCAAAACATCCCAAAAAGGGATAAAGAAGCAATGCGAATGGTTAGACGTTGCATTTATCCAAGAAAAGGACATCAATTATTGGAAATGGATTTTTCAAAATTAGAAGTATCAATTGCCGCATGTTATCATAAAGATAAGAATATGATAAAATATCTTACTTCTGAACATAATGATATGCACGGAGATTTGGCACAGCAGATTTATAAAATAAAAGATTTTGATAGACATAAAAAAGGACATTCTATATTAAGAAGTTCAGCAAAAAACAGTTTTATTTTTCCACAATTTTATGGAGATTACTATGTTAATTGTGCAAAGAATTTATGTGAGTGGATGCAATTACCTATTAATCGGAAATGGAAAGAAGGGCAAGGAATTGAAATTGAAGAAGGTTTAAATATCAGCAATCACTTAATTAACAAAGGATTAGGAAGTTATCAAAAGTTTGAAAATCACATTCAAGATATTGAAACTGATTTTTGGCAGAATCGTTTTCCTGATTATAATCGTTGGAAGAAAGTCCAAATAAAAAATTACAAACAAAATGGATTTGTAGATATGCATACGGGGTTCAAATGTCGTGGGGTAATGAAAGAAAATGCAATAATCAATTATCCTGTTCAGGGAAGTGCCTTTCATTGTTTGCTCTGGACTTTTGATAAAATCAATAAAATCAGTAAAAAAGAAAACTGGAAAAGCAGATTAGTAGGGCAAATTCATGATGCTATTGTGGTTGATGTATATCCCCCTGAAAAAGAAATGGTTATAAATAGAATTAAACAAGTAGCTACAAAAGATTTAGTTCAAGAATGGAAATGGATAAATGTACCTTTACAAATTGAAGGTGAGATTTGTGGAATTGATGAAAGTTGGGCAGAAAAGAAAGATTTGTAAATTATTTAAATGAAATACGTTTAAATTGTATAATAAAGTAAAAAAAATAAATTATGGCAAAAATAAAGACATTAAATGAACTTGCTGATTATAAGGCAAGAAAAGAATTGGAACTACTTACAAAATTAAGAGCCATTCAACAGGAATTTATGACAGATACCACAATGGGCATCAATAAAATAACTTTTGTGGAAAATGAGGATTCACATAAAATTACAAATGTAATTTTTTCATTGGATTTTTTAAAATAAAAAAATAAAAAAAATAACTTTTATGGAAGAAAGTAAAATGACAAGAGAAATGCTAACTGTAAGTATTGATGTTGATAAAATGAAAGAATATTTTTCAAAAAATCCAACAAATATAACTGATTTAGTGGGAGCTTGTCCTCAATTAAAAGACTATGCAATTGCTGTTAATTTCAATGATGAGGAGCTGATTAGAGCAATTAAGAATGGTATTGAAGTCCGTGAAACAGGGGTTTATTATAAGAAGGCTTTTTATCTTCCAAATTGGTATGATTGGAAGCTTGCAAAAGATGAGTTTAAGCAGACATGTCTTATTCCAACTAAAAAATTAAAATAAGAAAATGATATTATATTTGAAATACAGACCTAAAACATTCGGACAAATTGTAGGCAATAAAGAAATTATCAATAGTCTTGAAAAAATGACAGATAATCCAGAAACTTGCCCTCATGCTATTTTATTACAAGGAGAAACTGGATGTGGAAAAACTACTATAAGCAGAATAATTGCAGATAAATTAGGAGTAAAAGGAGCAGATTTTACAGAAATGGATTCTGCTGATTTTAGAGGCATTGACACTGTAAGAACTATTAGGAAGCAGGTTATGTTTGCCGCAAGGGAAGGAAAATACAGATTATTTTTAATGGATGAATGTCATAAATTAACAGGGGACGCTCAATCTGCATTATTAAAAATCCTTGAAGATACCCCTAAACATGTATTTTTTATATTAGCCACAACAGACCCTCAGAAGCTTTTAAAGACAATAAGAGGACGTTGTTCGGTTTTCACAGTAAAGCCTTTGCATGAAATTGAAATGAGCAAACTGCTTAAAAAGGTGGTTAGGAAGGAACGTGAAGAATTAGACGATTTAGTTTATGAACAAATCATTCAGGACGCGGTTGGAAGACCCCGCAATGCTTTACAAATTCTTGACCAAGTTCTTAGAGTGGATAAGGATTTGAGATTAGCAACAGCAAAGAAAACAGCGGAAGAAGAAAGTGAAAGTATAGAATTATGTCGTGCCTTATTAGCAGGAAATGGCTGGAAAAAAGTTTCTAATATTTTACGAAAATTAAATGAACAAGGGCAGGATGCTGAATCAATTCGTAGGCATGTTTTAGGGTATGCAAACGCTATTTTATTAAAATCAGAAAATGATGTAGCTGCTTTGGTTATAGCTGAATTTTTTGAAAGTTTTTATTTTATTGGATTTCCTGGATTAACTGCCTCTTGTTACGCAGTTATAAAAGGATAAAAAGGAGAAAATTATGAGTAATTATATAAAAGATATTGAAATAGATGAAACTGCTTTAGATGTTGAATGGCTAAATCAACCTTCACTTATGTTTAAGTATGCGAATTTAATGGCAGAAAAACGCAAAGAATTAGATTTGCAAAAGGAAAAAGTGGATTTGAAAATGGCTGAACTTGATAAAGCTATTCGCATTGACCCTGAATCGTATGAACTTATAAAAATAACAGAAAAAGCAGTATCAAATGCTATTTTAATGCACCCTGTTTTTAAGGGCATAAATGAAGAATACATACAAACAAAGTTTGATTTTGAAATTCATAAAAATGCTGTTATGGCATTATCATATAAAAAGGAAGCTTTAGAAAATCTTGTAAAATTGCATGGGCAACAGTATTTCGCAAGTCCTTCCGTTCCAAGAGATTTAAGCAAAGAATGGGAGAATAAACAAAAGCAAAAAAGAAGTGATTCAAAGGTAAAAATGAAAAGAACAAGGAGGGAGAAAGATGAGTGAATGGATAAAGATATTATGTGTTATTTTAATACCTATCGCAGTATATGTGATTAGTAGAATAGTAGCACGGGGTATTTTGCAGGAAATTGAAAATTTTTTTAGACAACAAAATAAAAATAAAGTAAAAAATTATGGTACGAAAAAGAAAGAAAAGTAAAAGTAGTTTCAGGAATAAAGTTTCCGCAAACTCAAAACGACAGCAACAACAGGCAAAAAGTTATGGTTATTTGAAATTGCCTAAAGATGTTTCCATTTTTAAAGAAACCCCCGGGGGCAAAGCACGTTTGGATTTTATCCCTTATGAGATAATTCTGTCAAATCATCCTGACCGAAATGATGATGATGGAATTGCTATCAAAGGAGAAGAATGGTACAAAAGACCATTTAAAATTCATAGAAATGTTGGTAGTGGGAATGATACAATAGTATGCCCAACTTCAATTGGAAAGAAATGCCCTATTTGTGATTATCGTAAGAAACGATTTAAAGAAGGAGCAGAAAAAGAAGAAACTGATGCAATGAAAACTAATGATAGGAATCTTTATCTTGTTATTCCAAGAGAGGATAAAGAGCATGAAGAGAACATTCATGTATGGGATATTTCACAATACTTATTTCAAAATCTTCTTAATGATGAGATTGAAGAAAATGAGGATAATGGAATTTTTCCTGATATTGACGAAGGATTAACGGTTAAAATTCGTTTTGATGCAAAATCAATTGGCAAAAATAAGTTTGCAGAAGCAAGTAGAATTGATTTTATTGAACGTGAAAATGAAATTGAAGATGAGTTATTGGAAAATATTCCTTCATTAGACGAAATGCTTTCAATCCTTTCTTTTAATGAATTGGAAACTAAATTCTTTGAACTTGAAGAAGAAACAAAAGTGGAAGAAGAGGAAGAAGTTGAGGATGAGGAAGAAGAAAAGCCGAAAGCAAAAAGAAAATCTAAAACAAAAAGAAATCCTAAATCAAAAAAAGTAGAAGAAGAGGAAGATGAGGAATGGGAAGATGAGAATGAAAAACCTGAACTTGAAGATAAAGAAGTTTTTGAGGGTGAAGACGATGAGGAAGAAGTTGAGGATGAGGAACCTTTTGAAGATGATGAAGAGGAAGATGAAGAGGAAGTTACAAAAAAATCAAAACCCAAATTAAAACGAGAAAAGAAAAAAGAAAAAGTATCAAAAAATAAATGTCCCTATGGACATAAATTCGGAATAGATACAGATAAATTTGAAGATGATTGCGATGACTGTGCAATTTGGGAATCATGCATTGATAAAAAAGAAGAAGATGAATAATTTTGAACAGAAAATTGAAAGGATTTTTAAAAGAGGTTGGAAACAAGCTAATAATAAAACGAAAGATTCGGTGTATTGGGGAGTGTTTTTATCAAAAAAGGTTGATAACTACATAAATCTGTATAGTCTTGCTTTCCGTGTTACAAAAGCTGACATTTTCAGAAGTATTTTTAATTCTTGGAAAAAAAGTAATTCTATTGATGAGCAAAAATTATTGGATAAAATTGTATTGTTTTTACAGGATGTTTGGATTCAAATAAAAATGGATTTTGATTCATATAATAAGGATTCTTTTTCTGAATTTACACAAAGCATTAAAAAGGTATTACTTAAAAAACATTTGACAGAAGCACAAATTGAAAAAATCATAAAGGGAATAGTTGAATGAAAAGAACTAAAGATGAGCCGTTAAGTAGCCAGCAGAAAAAAAGACTTTCTGTAAAACCCCCTGAAAAGAAATTAAAATATGCTGGGAATGATACTTTTCTGATAAGTACAGGAAGCACATTATTGGATTTAGCAATTTCAGGGGGCAGAAAAAAAGGGGGTGGAATTCCAATGGGAATTTTAGTTGAAATTTTTGGCCCTTCTGGGAGTGGGAAAACCGTTTTATTATCTGAAATAGCAGGTGCAATACAACGTAAAAAAGGAACAGTGATGTTCCATGACCCTGAAGCACGTTTGAATAAGCAATTTGCACAAATATTTGATTTAGATACTGATGAGGTTGATTATAGTACTCCTAATACTGTTACAGAATTATTTAAGAAAGTGAGGGAATGGGAA